AATCAGGCGGCGCTGCAAAGCATACGGATGAAGCCCAAGACAAGAAATTAATGCACAAAGTTCTTAAACAGGATGCTTTTAAAGAACGCCCGCACAAAATGGGCGGCGGTGCAATGAGCCGTTATTTAGCAGAAGCTGGCCCTAGCCTTGCTGGCATTGCCAAAGCTAAAGCCCGTGCAGAATCAATGCGTAGTTCTGTTGGTGCAAAAACTGGTCGCCCACAGGCGGAAACCGACGTTGAACGGGATTTTACCCGTAAGATGGGCAACCGTATGCAGGGCATTGAACGTGCTGGCCGATTAATGAACCGTAAATTGCAGGATTCCAATGAAAATTTGGAAAACACAAAATACGAATTGGGCCGCACATCTGATCAATTGCGCGGTTCTGACGGCATGAAAAAAGGCGGTCGCGCCCATGCTAAAGGTTGCGGTTGCCATATGTGCAGCGGCGGCATGGCTGAGCGCGCACACCGCGCAACTGGTGGACGTACAAAGGGTAAAACCAATGTCAACATCATTATTTCTCCGCAATCTGGCGGACAAGGTCAAGGCGTATTGGGCGCTGGTGTTGGAATGGGTCAGCCTCCTGTCCCGCCAATGATGCCTCCTGCGCCTCCGCAGATGCCTCCAATGCCGCCAGCAGGTGGCATGCCAATGGGTGGCGCACCACAACTTCCTCCGCAGCTAATGGCGGCTCTTGCTGCCCGTGGCGGCGCTGGTGGACCTCCTATGCCCCGCAAAACTGGCGGTCGCGTAGGTAATGTAATGCCAAAATACCAAGAAAAAGATTACGGTTCCGGGTCCGGACTTGGTCGTTTGGTTAAGAAAAAGTGGCCTACTGCAAACGGAACTGAATAAGGAGTTTTATGGCGTCACTTGACCTGCTCCTCTACCGCAAATTGGAGGAGCGCATTGAAGAAGAAAGGCAGAACCATTCGGAAAGCCTCTTAAATGGTTCTGCACAAACTTACGAGGACTATAAGAATCGCGTTGGGTATCTAAAGGGATTATCCGACGCACTTATCTGGGCGAAAGAGACGATGGATGACATCGTCGGCATTGATAGAAAAGGCAGATAAAATGAAGACCGCTACTATGAAGATGCTCCATGCGGCAGACCCCGCAGCGGAGTTAAAAACTGCAATTGGTGACATTTCCAAAATTAAGGTAATGCACAACAACATACTCTGTGCCGTATATAAAAGGCCAGAACGCACCGCCTCCGGGCTTTACCTATCAGATGGCATCCGCAAAGAAGACGAATATCAAGGCAAGGTAGTTCTTGTTTTGAAAAAAGGTCCAATTGCGTTTGTGGATGACGACAAAACTGGCTTTGCCGGACAAAATGTAAACGAAGGCGATTGGATTGTGCTTCGTTCGTCCGACGGTTGGAAATTGAACATTAACGGCGTCCTTTGCCACGTAATTCAAGATGTTCAAATTAAAATGGTCATTCCAGAGCCAGATATGGCGTTCTAAGGAGTAAAACATGTCAGATTTAGAAGCCGCAGAAGTTACGGTAACTGCACCAAATGTGCCGCAAATGGCAGATTTTGACCTTGGTAGTGTTGAAAAACAACCAGAACCACAGGTTGAAACGGCAAAAGAAGACAACGGCGTAGAACTTTTACGCCGCCAATTAAGCGAAAAACAACGTGAAGCAGAAGAAATTCGCCGTCAAAAAATTGAAGCGGAAAGAAATGCTCACAAAGCCCAGCAAGAAATTAAAACGTATCAAGTTCAGGCTCAGGACAACCAGTTAACGGCGTTTGTTAACGCAATTGCCAGTTTTGAACGTGACGCAGAAATGCTGGAACGTGACTATGCCAGCACTTTGGCGGAAGGCGATTACAATAAAGCCGCCAAATTGCAACGTCAAATGGCTCAAACTGAGTCAAGATTGATGCAATTGGCCCAAGGCAAAGAAGCTGTTGAAGAAAAATTGCGTTATGAAAAGCAAATACTTGAACAGCAACGTCAACAACCCCAACCACGGTTTGAAGAGCAGCCAACTGACCCAATTGAAGCACAGATTCAAGCGGTTAGAAGCCCAACTTCACAGGCTTGGTTGCGTTCGCACCGTGATGTACTTGCTGATCCGGTCAAAACAAAGCTTATGACCGCCGCACATTACGAAGCGGATGCATTAAACATACAACCAGATACCCCAGAGTACTTTGCACACATTGAAAGCAAGGTTTATGGCGGCGAACCTGCACAACAAACTGTACAACAGCCCCGTCAACGCCAAGCTATGGCGGCTGCGCCTGTTTCGCGGTCCAATTCTGCACAAACTTTCCGTCAAGGACAGCAAGTTACCATGACTTTGACGCCAGCAGAACGTCAATCGGCCCGTGATATGGACATGTCTGACGAGGAATACCTTGAAGGCAAATTGTATTACCAACAAAAGAACATGTTGTGAGGTAATCCATGTCAGAAGCAGTCAAACGCGGCCCCGGACGGCCAGCCAGAACCCCAATTACAGAACAAATGGAAGAAAACATGACCGAATTACGCCAAAATGACGCCCCAGAGTTAGGTGTAGCCCCAGTTACCCGTGGTTTACGTGAAGCTGCGCTTCGTGCTGAAGAGTTGCGGGCCAGAATGAACGACGATTCAATGGACCCATCAATGTATGATGAGTTTTATATTGATCCACGGAAGATTCCGGAAGGTTGGGATTACAATTGGAAGCGGGAATCCATTGCGGGCATGACAGATGAGCAGAATATGCTTGAAATGCGATCTGGCGGTTGGGAACCAGTGGATACCCGCCGTCATCCGGACATGATGCCTATTGGTCACAACGGTGCAATCCGTAAAAAAGGCATGATTCTTATGGAGCGCCCTAAAGAAATTACCATGATTTCTCAGGGACGTGAACTTGCTACTGCTCGTGAACTGGTTAACCAAAAGGAAAAAGCACTGGGTATCGCCCCTGCTGGTACTTTTGAACGCGACCGTAAGCAAACGGGGATTAAAAAGTCCTACGAGCCAATGCAAATTCCACGTACTTAATAAAAAGGGGGCTTCGGCCCCCTTTTCCCCTATTGCATAGTATTTAATACGGTGTTATAGGAAAAGTTATAACTCCATTACGCGCCGTAGTGGGCTTCCCCTCGTTGGATACATGCAGACGCGCCGTCTGATTTTATCCTACCGAAAAGGAGCGACCTATGGCGAACACTTCTGCGCCCAATGGTTTCGTACTTGCAGGATTTTTGGACGGACGTACTGGTTCCCTTGGACAGTCGACGTATCAGATTCAATCTGCTTATTCTTCAAACATCTTCTCTGGCGACCCCGTACAGCTTTCGGGCGGCTATGTAATTGCTGGCGCTGCTGGCACGACTGCCGTTCTTGGCGTATTTATTGGTTGCGAATATTACAATTCGTCGGTTAACCGCGTTGTTTGGTCGCCTTACTGGCCCGCCAGCACGACTGTCCCATCGGGAACGGTTATCAATGCTTATGTAATTGTCGACCCACAGGCCACGTTTAACGTTCAGTCTTCTGGTTCCGCAGCGGTTACTCAGGCTCAGGTCAACTCAAACATTGACTACGCTGGTAATTCACCTGCATCGCCAGCCGCTTACCAGCTTCTTACTGGTCAGTCGACTGCATATGCTAACCAAGCCAACATCAGCACGTCTACGACGTATGCTTTCCGTATTCTTTCGCTTGTCACTGCACCTCCGGGCGCAAACGGCACGGATACGACAACTGCGTATAACCGTATCATCGTTGCTTTCAACAACCAGTCCTTCCGTCTGACGGCTGGGTCGTAATAGGAGTAAGTTCAAATGGCTATTAATCTCAGTCAGATTCGTGACCTTCTCCTCCCCGGCCTCCGTGGAGTTGAAGGCAAGTATTCGCAGATTCCATCCCAGTACGACAAGGTGTTCGAAATCACCAAGTCGAACATGGCTTTGGAACGCACCGCTGAAATGCGTTACCTTGGTCTTGCTCAGTTGAAGCAAGAAGGTGGTAACACGCAGTTTGATAACGCTGCTGGTGAACGTTACGTATACAACCAAGAGCATAACGAAATTGCACTTGGCTACGCGATCACCCGTAAGGCTATCGACGACAACCTTTACAAGGCTCAGTTCAAGCCAACCAACCTTGGTCTTACTGAATCGTTCCATCAGACCAAAGAAATTTACGCGGCTAACGTGCTTAACACGGCAACCACGTACAATGCATCCATCGGCGCTGACGGTGTGGCACTTTGCTCCACGTCGCATCCTATCGATGGCGGTCTGACGATTGCTAATACCCCAACTGTACAGGTCGATCTGAACGAAGCAACCTTGCTTAACGCAATGGTTTCTATCCGCCAGAACTTCCGTGATATCGCTGGCATCAAGATCTTTGCCCGTGGTCGTAAGTTGATCGTTCCTCCTTCACTTGAGCCAGTTGCTATTCGTCTTACGAAGACGCAGCTTCGTCCGGGTACGGCAGATAACGACACGAATGCGATCCTCTTTACGGGTGGCGGTCTGCCAGAAGGTTACATGGTCATGGACTTCTTGACCTCCAACTATGCTTGGTTCCTCTTAACGAACATTAAGGGTCTGGTGTATATGGAGCGCATTCCATTCGAAATGGACATGCAAGTCGACTTCACGACAGACAACCTTCTTGTTAAGGGCTATGAGCGTTATTCTCTGGGCTACTACAACTGGCGTTCCATTTACGGTTCATTCCCAACATCGTAAGGAGAAGGCACCATGTCTATTACAGCATTCTCCGGTCCAGTAATTGCATTTGGTCAGAACACGATTGGTTCTAACCCATCAATTACCGACTACAACCCTGACCTTGGCCCGTCCCTTTTTTGGGGCGGCGTCGGGCGCATTGATCCGCGTCCAAACTTTAACTACATCCCCGGCCAAGCTGCTGGTCAATTTACAGCAGGTTTTGGTACGTCGGATGTTCAGACGATTAGCTATGCTCCATATGCATTAGGCAACGCTGCTATCGCGGCGGCTGCAAACGTGACATCTGGAACGGCGATGACGCTTGTTTCGACAAACTCCACCAGCACTGGTGTTTCGGTTGGTAATACTTGCACCAACTATAACACGGGCGCACAGGTTACGGGTTTGTTGATGGTTGATGGTTTTGCATCTTTTACGGGTGTAATTGCCAGCAGCGTTCTGACGGTTTCGTCCTTAACTGGCACGATTTCCATTGGCATGACCCTTACGGGTACGGGCGTTAACACTGGTACAACCATTGTAAACCAGCTAACTGGCGCTCCCGGCGGCGTTGGCACTTACACGGTTCAAGGTGATGATACTGCATCGTCCACCACGATTACGGCACAGGCTACCGGAACGTCTGCTTTAGCGCAGCCTTTTGGTCAGTCAAATTCCGTTTACTTGTGGAACCCACAGGCACTTGTTGCCCGTGCAGTTAGCGTTACGGGTTCTTCATCTGCTACAGGCGGCAATATTACGATCAACGGCTACGACATTTACGGCGTACCAATGAGCGAAGTCATTGCGGCCCCAGCAAGTGCAACAACCGTCAACGGTAAAAAGGCGTTTAAGTATATTTCGTCGGTAGTTCCGGCGTTTACTGACGCGCACAATTACTCCGTTGGCACGACTGACATCTATGGTTTCCCACTTCGTTCGGATTTCTTCAGCGACGTAGCAATTAACTACAACGCTGCTGCGGTTACGGCGAATACGGGTTATGTTGCGGCAGTTACTACATCTCCTGCCACGACAACCACGGGTGACGTTCGTGGAACGTATGCACTACAGTCGGCGTCAGATGCTTCCAAACGTCTTGCTATCCGTCAGTTCATCCTACCAGCAAACATGGGTTCGTTTACGGGCCTGTTTGGTGTCACACAAGCATAAGAGGTAAATTATGGCTAAACATCACGAAATGCATGGTGAACACCACCACGGTCATCATGCCCATCACATGGTTAAAAAGCACTCCATGCACAGCATGAAACGTGCTGCCCACAAAAAGGGTGGCGCTGTCGAATCGCCAATGCATGGTCAAGTAGACAAAGACGAAACCCCACATGACGTTTACGCAGGTGCAAATTCTCCTACGGCTAAAGAAGCCAAGGAAAAGCATGCAGCCCGTAAACGCGGTGGCCGCACTCACAAGGCGCATAAGCACCTTGAAATGCATGGTCACCATGCTCATCACCGTCTTGACCGCCCTGCCCGTAAATCGGGTGGTGCAGTTGGCGGTTCTGAGATGCGTCCACTTTCCGCTGCCAACAAGGTTAAGACCCCTGCTGGCCGCATGGTGGAGCCGGGGGAGTCGTAAGCCGTCAGCATCATGCTGATGGCGGCGGAGCGAAGTGGATTCAGGGTGCGATTAAGCATCCCGGTGCGCTTCACCGACAACTTCACGTTCCGGAGGGGGAAAAAATCCCCGCCAAGAAGTTAGCTAAGGCGGCGCATAGTGGGAACCCTACTCTTGCTAAACGCGCCAGACTTGCTCAGACGTTGAAGAAAATGCACGATTAAGTGGGGGGCTGCGGCCCCCTTCTTTCTTCGGAGGACCATATGACTGCTGCATGGACAAGATCAGAAGGCAAATCCCCATCCGGTGGCTTAAATGCCAAAGGGCGGGCTTCATATCATTCTGAAACGGGTGGAACCTTAAAGGCTCCAACAAAAGATACGCATAACTCCCGCCACAAATCATTTTGTGCGCGGATGGAAGGTATGCGGTCTAAGATGACGAATCACAAAAATGCACATGATCCTGAAAGCCGGGTCAATAAAGCATTACGGAAATGGGGCTGCTAATGGCTACGAAACCTTTCTGGGAGCATCCTGCTGAAAAAGATGCACACCACAAACATTTAACCACCAAACAGAAATCTCTTGCAAAAGCACATGCAAGGGCGGCTGGCCGTCCCTACCCAAATTTGGTAGATAATGCAGCAATAGCACGGAAAAAGGGTAAATAATTATGACCAGTCAATCATCAGGTGTAGTTAATCAATCTATTACCCGTGTTGGTAGATTTGAACCATTTGATCTTCAAGTAGGTCGTGGGCAAATTACGGGCCATCAGCCTGTTCAAATTTTCGGTTATAGCACGTTGGTTGGTTCAACGGCTCTTGGCCCATTGTGGGAAGGTTTGACGGTTTCTGGCGGCACATACACT